ATCTTTATCTGTCGTGACTTGTCGTGACAGATGCGTGACACGTCGTGACTCATCGTGACAATCAGCATCATATTTCCGCAGCTTTTCGCGCTCCCGCTGCGCTCTCTTGCGCTCTGCCGGGGATTTTGCCGTTTGCGAAACGTTACCATTGTCCTCTTTCAGCACCTGACGTTTTTCCCATCCGGAAATAAGGTCACCATCCAAAACCCGCCCCTGCATTGCATGCAAAATTGAATCAATTACGTCTTCCGTCACATCAAGCGCACTTGCTAAATCTTCCGTCGTGACATCAATGTGACCACGTAGTGACACGCCGTGACATGTCGTGACATTTCGTGACGCGCTCACCAGAAGGTGGATATACACTGCCATCACTGTTGCGATTGGCTGTCCTGATACCCTGGCAATCGTTCGCCACTTGGGGTCATTTGGCATGTCATGCCACAATCTGAGCCAGGCATTAGCCATACTCACCTCTTCTGATACCGAACTTTACCCACGAACTTCCGGAAGAAATCCGGTATAAATATTGTTGGTCAATGCACAACAACTGCATTACCAGGCTGACCACCACTGTTAGTCAGGGTGCCCCAGGCGATCGCTACAGCGACAAAATCATCCACATCTTTCACCAGCCGATCCCGTCGTTCGACGATCTCCCGGTAATATTCAGAACTGTGACTGCGCATACGGGCCACCAGCAAAGGCGGCATCGCCTTTTCGATCGCCGGTAACAGCGCCTGAATTTTTTCAACAGCATCAGACGTGTCCTTCTCCACCCAGCGGAAAATTTTCTGGGTATTACGAGCCAGGGCTTCCGGATGGCTGTCGTCGTACAGTTCCGGGAACGTCATCCCCAGCTCGAAATAAATCCGGGCTATTTCAGCTGCGGGAACTTTCTCACCATCAGGATGTGCCCAGGCATTCATCGCCATGCGGATGTGTTCATGCTTGATTTTCATGAATCAACCTCCATCAGCCTTTTTGGTGTTAAGTTCATATTTGTGACGTGAAGGGGACGTGATTCCAGTGTATTCGGGCCATATAAGCTCCCAGTCATTAGGTCTCAATTCTCGTCTTGTAACATGTCCTCCAGTTTCTGCTTCTATCATCAACGCACGAACAGGAGACACAGGTGAAGTTCCAGATGCCATTTGGGACAAGAAAGACGGAGACACACCAAGATTGGTCGCAAATTTTTTTGCTTCTCCAGTTTTTAATGATTTGATGAATTCCTTTAGCGTCATAATTTTTATCTCAGCACATTTAGAACAAGTAAAAGTTTATACACAACTAAATAAACCAGTCAAGTATTTGCTTATTTTGCGATTACTAAAGATAATGTATGTATGGAAACAAAAGAGATTCGGCGTTTACGCCTCAAAGAGTGGTTCAAAGACAGGACTTTGCCGCCTAAAGAGAAAAGTTACTTATCTCAGTTAATGAGCGGTAAAGCTACGTTTGGCGAAAAGGCAGCTAGACGTATTGAACAAACATATGGGATGCCTGGGGGATATCTTGATATTGAACCAGAAGACATAACAGAGTCTCCATCATCAAGATCTATAGCATTAACCCCTAACCAATTAGAATTGCTACAAATATTTAGTGCTTTCCCTGATAATGAGCAGCAGGAGATCATAAAAGAACTAAAAAACAAAAAAGAGGCTATGGAAGATCTTGTCGCACGTTGGTTGGCACGACAAGGTCGCCGAGCCTGACGGGATATATAGATATCAGATGGGCGTACTCGAAATTAGTGCTCTTAGAATTAAGATGCTTCTATTGGCAAAAGGCTGGAGCCAAGCAGGACTTGCGCGCAGAATTGGTATTGCTCAACAATCCGTGCAACGGTGGGTTTGTGGTATCTCAAGCCCTACGGCAGCTAATCTAGATAAACTATCTGAAGTAACGGGACTTCCTCAGTATTGGTTTTTCTTACCATTAAATGAAGAAAAAAAAGACAGGGCACAGGATATATTAAAAATAACCCCTAATCAAAAGGAACTACTTCAAACATTTGAGGCATTTCCAGAGGAAGATCAACAGCAAATGCTTAAAGATATGAAGGAGAAAAAAGAAGCAATGGATCGTATAGTTGCAAGGTGGTTAGCAGCACAACAAAAAGTCAACCAAGCAGAATACCAGCACTTACAAAACGAGGTTCACCATGAACACAGCCCTTTCACCGATGGTTTCTGAATTTGAAACTGTCGAGCAAGAAAACAGTTACAACGAATGGCTGCGTGCGAAAGTAGCAGCGAGCCTTGCAGATCCGCGCCCAGCAATTCCCCATGACGAGGTTGAGCGTAGAATGGCAGAACGCTTTGCTAAAATGCGCAAGGAACGGAGTGAGCAGTAAATGTTACCCGTGTTATGGCTTGAAAGCGCAGATACCGACTTGGATGATATAACCAGCTATATTGCACGCTTTGACATAGATGCGGCAGAACGTTTATGGAAACGCTTAAGGACTTGCGTTCAGCCATTATCTGAGCATCCGTATTTATACCCGCCAAGTGACAGAGTGCCAGGTTTGCGTGAAATTGTAGCTCACCCCAATTACATTATTCTGTACCGAGTGACAATTTCAGGCATTGAAATTGTTAACGTAGTTCACGCCCGCCGACAGTTCCCTGTAACACCTTAATCCCCCTAAAGCAAAACCTTCCCCCTCTCAAGAGGGAGGGTTATTCCCGCCCATCAGTTAAGTTAGATATTGACTGTTTAGTTTATTTTTGTATAAACTAATTTCACCAACCCACCCTGCCCCACAGAACGCCAGGCAATACTTCGAGTTACCCGGCAGTGGTCAGGGGTTAAGTAGCCAGCCCGAGGCGTATGAACATGACGGCGGGAACACTTTGTATAACAGCGCAGCAGGTTTTTAGTTCCGCGACCCGGCGTTAAGGGT